TATCTAAACGATAACAAGCCAAATGTTGTACCCCTTAGTAACTTAGTTAACTCACATCCCTTAGATCTACTTGATCCGCCTGATATTGTTAACACTGTTATCGAGGCCAGACCTATGTACTACACCAGTACCAATGGTTCACCTGCACTAGATCCTAGCCGTAGGGGGTTACATGTTACTGGTTCAGACATGACTCCACCTATGTATGTTGTTAAACCAAGCTACAAGTTTGAAGGTGCTCAGTATGGAGACATCTACAAGGCTATGGTTAATATCTGCAAGGCTTCAGGCATCAACTGTACTGGTGCTAAGGTTGATTCAATGATGTCACCTGATGGTGCGATGGGTACTATGACTCTGACCTTACCTGAGTATACCATAGAGACTGCCAAGGGTGATGAGAGTATATTCCAAATCAATGGTCGCACCTCATTCAATGGTACTTGGAGTGTTGTACTACAGATAGGTGCAGTACGCATGGTATGTACAAACGGTCAAGTCTTTGTAGATAACTTCAGCATGTACAAATCCAAGCACACACTCACCATGTCAACTGAACATGCACAGCGTAAGTTAGCTGCTGCGTTGAACAGCTACCAGCATGAGGCAGAGCGTTGGAAGGAGTGGAACAAGAACAGCATCACCAACCGTGAAGCCTTCAATGTATTTGCGATGGCTGCTAAGTGCAAGTTTGTACTAGCCAAGCCTAACATGTCTGTGTATGACCTCATGATAGAGCCTGAGGTGTACCGTAACAGGGCACTACAGTACATGTGGAACCAATACACCACTGACGATCAAAAGTCTCTAGGATCGACACACTGGGCCGTGTACAACACCATGACACACTGGAGCACACATGCACCTGCTGCTAAGAAGACAGCGGAAGGCAGCATCCTATCAATCAAGGCCAAGCGTGAAGACTCAATACGTCTAGCTGCTGGCGCACTACTAGCGGTAGCTTAATCATGCAGAATTTAATTGATGTGTCTAATCATGTACTAAAGTATTCACAGGTCTATCTAATGGATGAACCTGCTGGTGAGAGTGTACAAGAAGAGGCACTTCAATTACTTCTCAAGCATGGTCAGTACGTGCTATCATTCCTTGAAGTATACTTACAAGTATGTAAAGAAGAACTAAACAACGAACATAACGGGAGATAAGATGAGTGCCATAGATCCAGATGAGTGGAGAGGTGAGTTTAATGCAGAGATTGACGATTGGTGGGCGCAACTATGGGCCTTACGCATCAGTGCTGTGCTACCTTTAAGCTCAACTAAAAATAAATTCATTTCATTTGTTCATGATAAATGCGGTGAGGTAGGGTGCAGACGGATAGAGGATACTGATCTATCTAATTTGTTCAGTGATTTCTTAGACTGTCTAGTTGAAGGGAGTATCGAATGACAAAGTATCAGTTCAGCGAAGATCAATACGCGAAGTTCAGGGCATCATCTTACATGGGTATTTTGTACGAAAACAAATGCTCAATGACAGGACTCTTCTTGGATTACTACGGTAAAGATGAACATGCTGTGGAATTCTCAGAAGGAATCGACATTGATGTGCAAAAAGATGTATACATTCCTTTCCTAAAGGAGTATTATGACCAAACCTTAAACAACCAAGGAGTTGAAGCATGAACCCACCAAACATAATTGAAGGTCAGGTTTATTTCCCACACTTAGTCGTACCTAATCTTGACTACAACAAAGTCAAGTCTTGGTATGAGCTACAGCTTGCTGTGTCTGATGATGTCTTTGAGATGTTCAAGGCAGCAGGATTCTCAGACGCATTCTTATATGAGGCGGGTAAGAAAAACTTCACACCTGACCCTGTAATTAAGTTTGCAACATGGGCGCACAACAGTGACGGCTCTACCATTGACCCACCCATTGTAGTTGACAAGGACAAGCAACCTTCTAATGCTTCGATAGGTAATGGCTCTACTATTGCAGTACAGTGGGCAAGAAAAGAGTATGGTCAGATGAGTAAGATCATCCGTCCTCAATTACAGGCTGTACAAATCCTCAATCTAATTGAAAGAGGCGAAGCAGCTACACCTACCAGCGTAGAATCACTAGCTTTTTAAAGGAGATAACATGAGTACAGAAGACAAAGGGTGGACATATACAGCCGAAGATAAAGTCTATTCAGTCGAGAAGTTTAATGATGAAGGTCAAGTTGCTTTTACTTTATTGCTGGAAACAGATAAAGAATTAACATCAGTTCGTAAGACTGCCGCGAAGTTAGAGATGGCACTACGTGGATTTAATAGTGTTATAAGTGAGCAGTTGACTGATGACATGGTAGTAGAAGACACAGCAGAGGAGTAAGTTAATTGAGTTTTGTGAAGCTCCATCAACCGTGTCCTGAGTGTGGAAGTAGCGATGCGCTGTCTGTCAATGATGACGGCAGTGCGTTTTGCTTTGCATGTAACGACAGGTTTAGCAGTAGAAAGTACGAAGCATTGACGGGTCACACACCAACAGGAGATAGTAATATCAACTTACTTACAAGCGAACCAATCACCTTTGCAGAAGAGGGTGAGTTCATGCCATTACGGGACAGAGGTATATCAGAAGCAACAGCCAAGAAGTACGGTGTACGTTGCATAACTGGGCCAGACGGCTCTATTCAGAAACACCTCTATCCATATCTAAAAGATAAAGAAATTGTAGCTTACAAGGAAAGAATCCTTGGGGCTACTGGTAAAGAAAACTTCTTTACTAGAGGAGCAATCAAGGAGTCAGGACTATTCGGTGAGCACCTATTCCAAGAGGGTGGTAAGTACATCACCTTAGTCGAAGGAGAGTGTGATGCTATGGCTGCATACGAGCTGCTAGGTTCTAAGTGGCCTGTAGTTAGTATAAGATCAGGAGCCAATGGTGCAGAGCGTGATGTGAAAGCATCACTTGAGTACCTTGAAAGTTTTGACACAGTAATAATTAACTTTGATGAGGACAAAGCAGGAAGGGAAGCAGCCAAGCGTGTAGCCAGCCTACTCAAGCCCAGCAAGGCTAGGGTAATGACTCTGCCTGAAGGCTTCAAAGATGCCAATGATATGTTGAACAGACAAGAGCACAGGAATTATGTGCAAGCTTTCTGGGCAGCTAAAACTTATACACCATCTGGCGTACTTAGTGTTACTGAGAATCGTGACAAGTATAAGAACAGAGAAAAGGTACAGTCGTTTCCTTATCCTTGGGAGGGCTTGAATACAAAGCTTGAAGGGCTGAGACATGGAGAGTTGATTACGTTGACTGGTGGCACAGGCTTAGGTAAGTCTAGTGTTACGCGAGAGCTTGAGCACTGGTTAATTAAAACAACAAACGACAACGTAGGTGTGATTGCGCTAGAAGAAACCTTCAACAGAACTGTGGATGGTATTCTATCTATCGAAGCTAACGCTAAACTACACATTGACAGGATCAGAGATCAGTACACAGAGGAGGAGTTGGATAACTTCTTTGACGTAATGTACGATGGTCAGAACAACAATCGTGTTTGGATTCACGCTCACTTTGGAGCGAACGACATTGATTCTATCTTCAGCAAGCTGCGGTTTATGATCGTTGGTTGCAACTGTAAGTGGGTAGTTATTGATCACCTCCACATGTTAGTGTCTACTACCATAGAAGGAGATGAACGAAGGTCTATTGATGCCATCATGCACCGCCTTAGAACCCTCGTAGAGGAGACAGGAGCGGGTGTTATACTTGTGTCCCACCTACGCAGGGTAGACGGCAACAAGGGTCATGAGAACGGCATAGAGACAGGCTTATCGCACCTTAGAGGCAGTCAGTCTATCGCTCAGTTATCTGACTGTGTTATATCACTTGAAAGAAATCAACAATCAGATGATCCACTTGAGGCATCAACTACTAAGGTACGCATACTGAAGAGTAGATACACTGGTGATGTTGGTCTTGCCACTTCCCTTTTGTTCGATGATGAGACAGGCAGGTTATCTGAAGTAGAGACTGATGATCTGACTAACTCCGCATCAGACAACAAGGAAATTCCACTGGGGTTTGAGTAATGAGATTAGTATTTGATATAGAAACTGATGACCTTGATGCTACTAAGATATGGTGTATCGTTGCTAAGGATATAGATAGCGATCAAGTCTACACCTACGGGCCTAGTCAGATAGATGAAGGATGTGAATTACTTTCAGATGCTGATGAGCTTATTGGTCACAACATCATAGGCTTTGACATTCCAGTACTTAAAGACTTGACAAGGTTCAAGACGTTAGGGGAAGGACAGAAGATAGTAGATACATTGGTACTCTCTCGACTGTTTGACCCTGTACGTGAAGCTGGTCACGGTCTAAAGTCTTGGGGCTACAAGCTTAGTTCTAACAAGATAGAGTTCAAGGACTTCACAGGTGGCTTCTCTCCTGAGATGCTGGACTATTGCATACAAGATGTAGAGCTTAATCTAAAGGTCTATCATGCACTGCGTGAAGAGTCCCGTGGCTTTAGTAAAGAGTCACTAGAGATTGAACATGCAGTAGCTTTGATACTGAAGGAGCAAGAGAAACATGGGTTCTTATACGATGCAATGGAGGCTGACCTACTTCTCGCTGACCTACGCTCGGTGGTCGCTAAGACAGAAGCAAAAGTTAAGCATGTATTTAAACCAAAAGTAACTAAGATAAAGTTGTACCCTAGACACACAGCAACAGGAAAGCTAAGTAAGATGGCAGACTCTTGTGCGTTAGCTAGTGGTACTGGTGTTAGGATGACCAAGCCAGAGTATGACTTGATGACAATCAAGATTGATAAGGCAGAAGGTGAGTTGCACAAGTGTGACCCTGTAATACGAAGCAGATCTAAGGACTTCAACTTAGCATCAAGACAGCAGGTAGGAGAGTACTTACAAGACTTTGGCTGGAAGCCTACTGAGTTCACTGTACACGGTAGACCTATAGTAAATGAGAAGACGTTAGCAGAGGTGCAGGGAATTCCTGAAGCTGATCTAATTAACTCTTACTTGATGTACCAAAAGCGTGTATCTCAGATCACCTCTTGGGGTGAAGCAGTTGAGGAGGATGGCAGGGTGCATGGCTTTGTAATTCCTAACGGTGCTATCACTGGAAGGATGACACACAGACAACCCAACATGGCTCAAGTACCTTCATCTAATTCACCTTTTGGCTCTAACTGTAGAGCACTATGGACTGTACCTAAAGGTAAGAAGCTAGTAGGTATTGACGCTAGTGGACTTGAACTACGAATGCTTGCACATTACATGGACGATGAGGACTATACAAATGAGATCATTAACGGAGACATACATACCGCTAATCAAAAACTTGCGGGACTTGAATCAAGAAATCAGGCGAAGACATTCATCTATGCCCTCCTATACGGAGCGGGAGATGAGAAGCTTGGAAGCGTGGCTGGGGGAGGTAGATCAGTTGGTTCAAGACTTAGACAATCTTTCTTCGATAATCTTCCAGCATTCGCGGCTCTCAAGAATAGAGTTGCAAGAGCATCAGAAGAAGGTTACATCAAAGGACTAGATGGTCGTAAGCTTACAGTCCGTAGCCAACATGCTGCACTAAACACACTACTACAAAGTGCTGGAGCTATTGTTATGAAGAAAGCTTTAGTTATTTTAAATGAAAAGATAAAAAAGCTAGACGCTAACTTTGTAGCTAATGTACATGATGAATGGCAGATAGAAGCTGACGAGTCTGTAGCTGATGAGGTAGGTAGGTTGGGTGTTGAGGCTATTATAGAAGCTGGTCTACACTTCGATCTTAAATGTCCACTAGACGGGGAATACAATGTTGGAAGAAACTGGTCGGAGACACACTGATATGAAGCAATTAGGTATATTTGACGATCTAAGCCCACATAAACTGCATAGAAAGAATGACCCTGATACAAGCAAAGACGCTGCTTATTTAATACCGTTGGGGAGAACTAGAGCTTTTGTTTTAGGTTTAATTGAGGATTCAGGAGAAAAGGGAATTACCATTAGGGAAATGACTAAAAGATTTCCAAACATTTCTCCTAGCTCTATAACATCTAGACCAAATGAATTAGAAAAACTAAACCTTATCTTTTACGCAGGAGATAAACGAGATGGGTCAAGAATAATTCGGCATATTAAGTATGAAACAAATCGAAATATTTGATGACGATCACTCTGATCTAGGTAACGGTGAACGAAAGTGTAGTAAATGTAATACGTTTCTACCTCTTTCTAGATTTACTGCTCACTCTGGTGCTAACTACCTACGTCCTGAATGTAAAAAGTGCAACACAGAGTTAGCCAAAGTTAGGAACTATTTAAAGTCCATACACCCTTCACCTCAAGAAGGTTACATCTGTCCTATATGTCTTGGCTCAGAAGAGGATGTTAAAGGAAAGGGTAATACCAAGAACGGGTCTTGGGTGTTAGATCACTGCCATGAAACAGAATCATTTAGAGGCTGGTTGTGTCATAAATGTAACAGAGCTTTGGGTGGCTTTGATGACAGCCCTGAAATACTTGAAAGAGCTATAAAATATTTAGAGGGGAACCTTAATGAGTAAAAATTTAGACAACCTAGTACCTGACATCTATAAGATGATTGAAGTGTTATCAGATGGTAAACAATTAGATATTTCAGATGACATGATCCATGACTTTGGAGAACGTATGAAGGCTGCTCTTGTACACTGGTCTGAGCCACACAAGCAGTCTAAGGGTCTACGCATGAGCAACATAGGTAAACCAGCAAGGCAGTTATGGTACGAAAAAAGAAGTGAGAAACCTGCGCCTCCTTTGAAAGCACCGACACACATTAAGTTTCTATACGGGCATCTACTTGAAGAGCTTCTACTTCTACTGGTAAAACTGGCAGGACATGAAGTAACTGACGAGCAAAAAGAAGTAAAAGTGGACGGCATTAAAGGACACATGGACTGCAAGATAAACGGAGAAGTTGTTGACGTTAAGACAGCATCTAACTTTGGCTTCAAGAAGTTCAAAGAAGGAAGCTTATATCGTGACGATCCCTTTGGTTACATGTATCAGCTTGCAGGATATGAAGCAGCAGAAGGTACAGACAAGGGTGGATTCCTCGCCATCAACAAAGAAACAGGAGAACTTGCTTTATTTAGGCCGGGAGACTTGACAAAACCCAATGTCAACACTAGAATAGATACTCTAAAAAATGTTTTAGAATTAGATACCCCTCCAGAAAGATGCTACACTCCTATGCCTGAAGGTAAGAAAGGTAACTTACGCCTTGCTTCTGGTTGTTCTTACTGTGGCTTTAAGAATGAATGCTGGACAGACGCTAACAATGGTAGGGGATTAAGAGCATTCAAGTATTCTAATGGTGTTAAATACTTCACTAGAGTTACTTCTACCCCTAACGTACAGGAACTTTTTATAAAATGAATCCACAACTTTGTAAAAGAATCAG